TTCTAAGTATCTCGTGATAGTAGTATGTTCCTAACATTAAAAGTTCCCAAACGGATTATCTTCAGTGAAGTCTAAGATGTCTATTCCTTCATTTTCAAATTCATCACTTTGATCAAAAGGATCTTCAGTAATCATATCTGTGTAACTCTTAACCGACCATCTTGCACTAGATGCAGTACCGACGATAGTTTCACCAGCAATGAAGTCACCAGTTACTTGAGCAACTAGCAATTGTCTACTATTTATGTTCCAATTTCTAACCCTAGCAGTACTGCCACTAGTTTGACCCGTAATTTCTTCATTATCTTGGAAAGTTCCTATTCCTGCATTTGCTGCAACCAGAGGTTCTGGTACAGTAATAACAGGGTGATCACCAACAGTTGCCTCTTCTGGGAAGAAATAACCCCTACCAGCATTCTTAATTCCAAATGTTAGACTTCCTATAGAAGCATCTAATTGATTTGCAACAATTGTTGCTGTAACTGAACCAACTCCAACAGGTGGTGGTGTAATTCCAATAACAGGTTCATCAAAATATCCAACACCAGGATTATAAACTCTTATTGCACCAACACCACGAGTTCCAGAGGTATTAATCATTGCTGTTGCTGCAGCGCCAACACCACTTCCACCAGAGAATGAGATTATTGGTGGTTCTGTATATCCCCAACCAGTATTTGTGATCAAAATGTCACTAACTGCATATCCATCACCTACAGAGGTTGTAATTGCAACAGCAGTTGCATTTGCCGTATTTAAACCTACTGGAGATGGTTGAATATTGACAGTAGGAACTGAGGTGTAGTTTCTACCATCTTCATTTAAGAAGATTTCTTGAACATAACCTGGTTGTGACATTTTATCAACACGGACAACAGCTTGCTGACCATCATTGTATTGTAGTAGTGTTATTGTTGAAGTGACATCTTTAATAAGTTCATCAACTTCAGACACTGTGGTATCAATAAGTTCATCTTCATATTCAAAGAGTTCGCATTGCAATTCATAAACATAAGTCTTACCCAACTGATAGAAGGGTTTCTCATGCTCAACAAACTTTACTTCAAATAGTCTTTGACCAAGGGGGAAGTATAATAAGTCACCTTCTCTTGGTCTTGTAACCAACTCAACTTCATTTGGGTCATTATAAATTAAATTTGGATTGTAAATAGATGTCAGAATTGGTGCAATAAATTCTTCAAATCTTTCTTGTGATATAGTTAGTGTGACTTCATCTTTCAGAGCAACACCAAACTTTGTCATTAAATCACCAGCACCAGCATAACCATCATAGTTATTGATATATGCCTCAAGAACAAAGTTATCATCAAACTTTGAAGATTGTATTTCACCTAGAACATTATCACTTTTCAAGATCTTTCTGGGGATATACATGATATCTACCCCATAGATCTTTAACTGTTCATTGATAAGATCTTGTATTAGGCTCTGCTCGGTAGAAGAACCGTTTAGAAAGAACGGATTAAGTGCCATAATATTAACCTATAAGATCAAATGGTGGGAGCTCATATTCCGTGGTCATTTTATTCTTTATTTCCTCTAAATCTCTCAAAGCATCATCATAAATTTGTCTACCATTCAATTCAATACCACCTGGCAGTCTTACACCTTGGAACTTAATTAGATTCTGACCCCACTGCTTTTTAATTAATGCAGTTAAATATTTTTTAAGGAAACTATCGTTATAAACTTTAGTAAATGATGTTGGATCTAATGCTCTATAGCATTCTAGTACCAACCAATT